CGCTAACGTCTCTGATTTACGTGATCTTGAAACTATAAGATCACGGGTCGATAGTGAAGGGTTATCGTTTTTAACGATTACCCTCCCCCAATTCTGTAAGGACTTCGAAAGAAGCCTTGAGAATGGGATTATTGACTCAACACTCTTCTTAGGTTTTAAGAAGAATGGATCAATCCCTGCTTTTTTGCAAGGTATGATCAGTCAACTATTCGACCAAGAGACAGGAAGGATTTTCAGTGGAAAACACCCCATTAATGCTGGGTCTAACAATGACCCAGTCTCTGGAGTGGTTTCAAGCGATTTTTCTACTGTCGTTGAGTCTGTACGGCAAATATGCCTTACATTCAAGAAAGTGGAAATTGCCTGTACTCCCGAAAGAGTGCAAGCAGCGCTTGATAACTTCACCGAAATTGAGCTGTCCTTTGACCAGTTTTCAATCCCAGAGTCAGAAACATCCAAGTTTTTGGCTGTTTCTGATATGCTGTGGCATAATTTGGTTAGCTCTTGTGAGCTTTCCGAATGTCAGCCTAAGCATGGTCCGGGAGCTACTGCAGACCGTATTTCTGGAAATCAGAAGTATCGGTGGCAGAGGTGGCACGATCGTCTCGAGTCTTATTTCCCTTTGCTCGGTAACGGTTATCCTACTGGATTACCGGAACTTGCGAAGGAACTCGAAATGGTATCGATCATACCACAGAGCGCTGAGCAACCTGTTAAGGTTACTCCCGTTCCGAAAACGCTCAAAGGTCCCCGAATCATAGCAATAGAGCCTTGTTGCCAACAATTTGTGCAACAAGGGATTCGAGACTTGCTTTATCGCAAGATCGAGTCCTATTGGTTAACTAGAGGTCACATTAATTTTGCTGACCAATCAGTCAATCAGAAGCTCGCTATGAGCTCTTCATCTACAGGTCAATTAGCAACGATTGATCTCTCAGATGCTAGTGATCGCGTTCCGCTTTCACTTTCACTGATGATGTTTCGTTCAAATCCTGATCTTCAGGATGCGATTGAGGCATGTAGGACGAGCAACGCTGAGCTTCCGGACGGTTCCATTGTTGGACCGCTCCGGAAATTCGCGTCAATGGGTAGTGCTCTCTGTTTCCCTGTGGAAGCCATGTATTTCTACACAATATGTGTAATGGCTCTCCTAGAGATTCAGAACCTTCCTGTAAGTCCACGAAACATTTTTAATGTTTCGAGGGGGCTTTACGTGTACGGGGACGACATCGTCGTTCCCGCAGCGTATGCGGTATCTGTTCTGGACCACCTGCGAAAATACAATTGCAAGGTGAATAACGCCAAGACTTTCTATCGCGGAAGCTTTAGAGAATCTTGTGGCGTAGACGCTTTTGACGGGTATGAGGTTACACCTACATATTTACGTCAATTGTGTCCCGAGAACAGGCAGCAAGCCGATCGGTTAATTTCTTGGGTCGCGACAGCTAATCTCTTCTATTTGAAGGGTTATTGGCGTACCACCACGTTCATGTTTAAAAGACTTGAACGTCTACTTGGGAATATTCCCTATGTAGCTGGAAATAGCCCGGCCTTAGGTCGTATCTCGTACTTGGGTTATCGCTCCG